CCGGCCTCCACCCGTCGGGCCCCCTCGGGGGTCCACGAGAAGAGACCCCACAAGCTCAGGCCCCCGTCATCGTTGGGCCGCACCTCCACCTGCTGGATTCGTGCAGCTGCCCTCGTAGCTTCTGGCGTGCGCTCTCCCATCGCGCTGGCGTGGTTGTAGCCTACGGGGGCGCCCTCCCCGAACCAGCGCTCGGCAAGGACCCGCGCGTAGGTCGTTGCCATAGACTGGATGTCCTCCTCGGTCAGCTCCACCATTCGGGGCTTCGGGCCGGTGCTGCCGAAGAATCGACCCGAGCGGACCACCTCGACCCAGCTCTGGGCGCCGTCGGCCAGCAAATAGGGGGCGCACCAGTAGACCTCCTCAGCCTTGACCGGGTCGTCTGCCCTGAGCAGCTTCCGGGCCTTGTCCTGGAGCTGCTGCATCTTGGCCTTCGTCAGCCCCTTGGCGGTTGACTGGGGGATCCGCGCGATGGCGTTGCGAAGATGGGGAAGGTCAACCTTGCCGTCGGAGTCCCTGATCGGGAAGTACCTCAAGCTCCGGGGCTTGGTCTTGCCGTCCTCCTTCTCGCCGCCCGGCGCGATGTAGAGGAACGCCGAATCCGGCAGATCGTTCCTGTAGGCCGTCGTCCACTCGGCCAAGGCCTCGACCTCTCCCGGTGTCTCTTCAATGTCGGTCTTCATGTCGTTCTCCTTGGCAGCAGTCTCATTCGGAAAAGGCAGCCAGGCCCGCGCCCGCCGGTATGAAGATGACGACACAGTTGCATGCGTCCCCGCCCAGGCACTCGGGGTCCGGTGTGCCGTACTCGTCGAGCCACTCCATCCCGAATTGCGCCCCGTCTTTGCTGAGGCACACCTCGCAAGTGGCAGACTCTAACATCGCAGAGCGGATTCCCCACTCTGTCCCCTCGGCCCTGGCCTCCTGCACCCGGCCCAAGCCGAAGATCGTGTTGGTGTCCCGTTGTGCGGCTACGAGGTCGGGGCCGGGAGACAGGGCCCGAACCATCCTTGCCACGACGCCCTCGATCTCCTCGCCGGAAAGAACGCCCGTAAGGACGCCGCCCACGCTGGCCGACTGTAGCGCGGTGATCGCGTTGGCCTTGACCCGATCGCCGGCCGCGAGAGCAGACGTCCTGGCCACATTCTCGATCGCATCCTCTGCGTCGATGTCGTCCGCGACGCTCTCGCCTGGAGAGGTGGACTTCTTCTTCTTCACCTTCCGGCCCCTCGCCGGGGCAAGGAGCAGGGCCTCTCCTCCGGCGATGCTGGCCAGGTATTGAACCCCGGTCAGTCCTGGCCCCCAGTCGAAGCGCATCTGTCCGTCCAGGACTGCGACCTCCTCGGGGGACTCGACCTCAATGCCATCCCTGGTGGTCTCGAAGTCGCCTTCCTCGACTGCGCGGGCCAACTCGGGCGAAGCCCTGAGCCGATCCATCTCCTCGCGGACAGAGGACTGCCCGGCCCGATAGGCCCGGCGAAGCTCCATCCGGAAGGCCTCCCCCAGCTTGCCGAGGTCGGGGACGTCCACCGAGCGCATGTCCAGGAGGTCTCCGGCCCGCGCTACCCGCTGGGCGTACTTGTCGGCCATCTCCTCGCGCCAGTCCTGAGCTGCCTGGGCCATGGCCCGCTTGACTCCCACCATGGGAGCCAGGGTCTCGTCAAGGCGTACCACCAGCTCCTCTTCTCGGAGGGGTCGGCCGTTGACTGCTGTGCGGCCAGGGAGCTGCTCGGCGAGCTTCTCCATGGCCTCCCCCTCATCCTCGGTCTTGTCGGCCTGGTCGTCCGTGACGTCGTTGGTCTTCTTGGCTGCCCTCTTAGGGCCCCGCCCCACGACGTCCTTGGTCTCCTTTACGTCCTTGTCTTCCTCGACGTCGATGATCTCCGTGGGCTGCCGGTTCTTGAGCCGGTATTCCATCTCCTCCTTGCTCTCATGCTCGGGCATCTCCGGCAGCCCCAGAGCTGCGCGGACAGCCTCCTCGATTCCACGGTCAGGCAGGAGCGCGCCAGCATCCGCGGCCACCTTGATCGCATCGACCAGCTTGCTGGGGTCGCCAATTGAGATCGAGCCAGGAGTCAACCTGGGGAAGCCCTCGGTGCGGTCGTAGTTCCAGCCGCAGAGCCTCTGGATGATCGAGGTTGGGCCGTGGCTCATGACCTTGCCGATCATGTCCGCCGCGCTCTGAAGCGCCATCGTGAAGAAATCCTGCTGCCCCTGGATCAAGGCAAAGGACCCGACTTTGCCGTCTCCGGTCGTTATGAACGGGGTCAGGGCAGCCCGCGCCATGTCCTGACCCGAGGCACGACGAGCCTCTCGGATGTCCGAGCCCTTCATGGGGAAGTCGGCAAACTTCAAGGAGTAGCCTGGAGGGAATGACGCCCAAGCCCGGGCTCCGGTTCGCAGCTCCCGCAGGATCTCGTTCACCGTAGCCGAATCGCCTGTGCGAGCCCCAGGTGTGATCTCCACGTATGGGATTCCGAAGGCCCCGCGCTCGTAGCCGGTCGCCTCCAGCTTCAGATATAGGCGGCGGGACTTCCACCCGGCGAAGCATGGGCGGAGGATGCTGGTCCCCTCTGGGGCGTCCCCATCGGGGTCCCAGACGAAGTGGAGGAGCTTCTCGGGGGGAAGGCTCGCGCCCTCCATCTCCCAGCTCGTGGGCTTGCCCTGCTCGGCGTCTCCAATATAGCTGTTCTGAGTGACCCCCCACTGCCCATCAGGGTATCGCGTCCAGGAGTACACGGTACGCGGGAGCATCGGGCTCAGCTGATCGAGGCGCACCTGCTTCGAGTCTCGGTCAAAGCGGGCCACGATCTCGAAGAGGCTGAACCCGCGCCAGACCGCGGCGACGGCCTGCTCAACGAACTGGTAGAAGCCTCCCCGCACGTACTCGAAGAGGTTGGCCCGGATGAACTCAGCCTCATCGAGGGCCTGCTGGTCCTCTCCACCTGGCTCAATCTTCCAGTGGCTTCGGATAATCGGAAGGCACCACGCGAGGGTGATCGCCTTGATGACCGGATCGCCCTGCCGCATCTGGTCTACGAGACCCACTTGGTCCTGATACCCTCGCCAGACGTCGGGCCGGATCTGCGGGTTGGCCTGCATGTCCACGATCCCGCCGCTGGGATACGTGCCGACCGAGGACAGCCGGTCCCGCATCATCGAGGCGCTAGCCGACTTCGGCATCTGATCGTAGCTCGCGAGGGCCTCCAACCCCTCGGGATAGATGCGGAGGGCGTGGCCTGAGGCCTCCGCTTCCCTGGCCTGCTCGTGGGTCACGTAGAGCGGGCCCAGCTTGGCCCACTGGTCAGGAGTCGGCTCGTTCGTCACTGGTAGTAGTCCTCCGGCGAGAATTCTAGGCCACCATAGCGGATGGCAGGGACCTGGGCAGCCATCTCGTTCATCAGCGCGATATCGGGCTGCTCCATGACCCCGTGGCGCCCGATCACGTAGTAGCGGAGCGCGTCCGGGAAGTGATCGTCCTCGCCCGTCTTCCGGGGTGCGTTGCCGGTGCCCCCCTCCGGGTAGCGATAGGAGAGGAGGGAGCCGTGGATCCCCAAGACCCCGGCCGGATAGCGGCTGGTCCTCGAACTCTCGGTAAGGGCCTTGGCCACGAACAGGTGCCGCGCACCGGAGTGGTCCTGAAACCTGGCACGGGTGGCCTCGACCCCGTTGGGGACGTGGCGCTCGATTGGGTTGAGCGAGTACAGCATCCCGCCCGAGAGGACGCCGGCCCGCCGGAAGGTGGACTCGAACAGCTCGATCGACGACATCCCCACCATGGCGTTGCGGGCCTTCCCCGCCGGGTCGCAATAGCAGTCAAGGAGGGCGAGGCCATAGCTCCGCAGCAGCTCAACGCACTGGTTCGCGTGCACCTGCTCCAAGGTGTCCGAGACGCAGACCTCTTCCACGATGACCTCGCCCAGCCCCGGCACGTCCTGGATGATCAGAAAGGCCGGGCGCCTGCCCCCGAAGTCAAGCGCCCCATAGGTGGGCCGGCTGGGGTCGGGCAGCACGTCCACCACGCTTGGGCCACTGGAATCATACGTCCAATACACGACGCCGGACAGCACCACGAAGTCACCCTCGAGATAGGCCCGGGCCAGCTTGTCCGAGAGGTTCAAGCTCTCAATGTAGCCGGGGGGCAGGTGGGGATTGTCGGCCGTCCTGGCCTTGATCATGGCTCGATTAGGTGCGGGCTTTCCAAATTCCTCCCAGAGCCAGCCCATCGACGGCACGCCCGCGATCGAGCGTCGCAGCCTGGCCGATCGGTTGTCACGGATGCGGGAGTTGAAGATCCGCCAAGACTCGTGCCGGATGAGCCGGGGCTCGTCCAGGCAGCCCCAGGCGTAGCTCGCGCCCTCGAGCGACGCAGGGACCTCGGCCGACCCGAAGACCCACTCTGCCCCGTTCCAGAGGGTAAGGACCCGATCCCGGCTCGACCAGTCCCTCGCCAGCGGCCCGAGGCAGTCCGGGGCCTTGGCCGAGCCCATGGGCCACCGCGTCGCCTCCGGGAAGAAGTCCACGATCGCCCGGTAGAGCGTCCGGCGCTGGAGAGGGAAGGTCGGCGACACCAGCACGCCCGCAAGGCCCGGGTTGAGTACGGAGTTCCTCAGCGCCTCGGCAATGAGCCAAGAGGTCTTGCCCGAGCCCCAGCCGCCGGCCAAAAAGACGGTGTCCTGCGGCGCCTGGTGGGCCTCGATCTGGGCACCGAAGGGCCTGTAGTCAACCTCGATCGTCTGCACGCCTAGATCTCTACGACCTCGGGAACCCTCAAGATCACCTCAATGGAGCCCCGGGCATCCACGGCCGCGGGGGCATCGACCCCGGTGATCCTGGCCTCCAGGTTCATCATCGCCGCGAGCGGGCCTAGGCGCGCCGCGGTGAGGGCGGCCCTCTGGTGCCCGCGAAGGCGCGCGACGAACTCCGCCCGGCGCTCGGCCAGCTCGTCGGCGGCCAACTCGTCCCGCATCGAGAGGATCAGCTCCCGCCGGTAGTTGTCGATCGTGCTGGTGCTGACGGCGAACTCGGCAGCCAGCGACCGCTTGATCTGGAGGCTCCATCCACGATCGGAGATCGTCCGCTCAACGACCGCGAGGCGTCGCTGCTTCTCTTCCGGTGATGGGATTACGCCGGGCATATATAGGCTAAGCATAAGCGATCGGGCCCCGCTGTCCACGGCCCGAGGCGCCGCAAGAAAAGATCCAACCGGGCCACGACGCCGTGCCAAAAGGGTGTATGCTCCCAGATCCCCCCCCTTGGGAACTGGCCAGGTGGAACCCATGCCACCCATAGGGAACCCATCGAAACTACCTGATGGGTTCCGCCTCTTTCCCTGATATATCGAACACTTCCGGGGCGTGGAACCCATGCCACCCATGTTTTCCCCTACATACACGCGTATTCTCCAAAATCTTTCGGTTTTCATAACCCATAAGGGGGGTTTTATGGGTTCCATGGGTTCCACCCCCAATCAAGGACCCGGAATCATTGGGAAACACCTGGAACCCATAGGCCCGTTTCTATGGGTTCCGCATGGGTTCCATGGGTTCCACCCCGGCCCTTCTTTGGCCGCCTTTGTATTTACATTGACGCGGGCCAGCGCCCTCGTGTAGGGTCTTCAGACCGCCCGCGCCCTCCCTCGGAGCGCGGCTTCCCAGGATCCGGCCTCCCTTGTGGGGGCCGGGTCCAGCGGGGGGCGCTGGCGGGAAAACGGGAAGATCAACGCGGGAACGAGGGAGCTGAAGTGAATGGAAATCGGAATCTGACGGCGGCGCTGGGCTATGCCTTGCGCGGGTGGCAAGTCTTGCCCTTGCACGGCATCGACGACGGGGGCGGCTGCACCTGCGGCAGGGAGGCGTGCAGCTCCCCGGCCAAGCATCCCAGGATCCACCGTTGGCCCGACCGGGCCAGCAGCAACAAGGACCAGATCACCGAGTGGTGGGCCAAGTGGCCAGCGGCGAACGTCGGGATCGCCACCGGCAAGGCCTCGGGCCTTGTCGTCTTGGACGTTGACCCACGGCACCACGGCGATCTCTCGCTCAAGGACTTGGAGCAGCGGCGGGGCGAGCTTCCCACCGGGTTGCGGTGCAAGACGGGGGGCGACGGGATCCACATCTACCTCCGCCACCCCGACGACCTCCAGATCCGCAACTCCGCCAACCAGCTCGCGCCCGGCCTCGACGTTCGATCCTCGGGCGGCTACGTCGTGGCCCCGCCCTCATCTCACGCCAGCGGCGGCGCCTACTCGTGGCAGAGCGAGCCAGAAGAGCAGGCGGCAGAGATGCCGGCGTGGCTCGTCGATGCCCTGACCTCTCCTCGAGATCGGGCCGCCCAGGAGGCCGAGGCGACCGGCAAGAAGCGCTCGAAGTCCTGGCAGGCGTCCTACGCCGCCCCAGGCTCGGGCGAGGGGTACGGCAAGGCCGCGCTCAGCAAAGAGGTGGAGATCGTCGCTGCGGCCCCAGAGGGGGGAAGGAATAACACCCTCAACCGCTCGGCCTGGAACATGGGCCAGCTCGTCGCCGGGGGGGAGATCGGCGACTCGGAGGCCTTCTCGGCCCTGGTGGATGCCGCGCTCCGCGCTGGGCTGTCCCGCCAGGAGGCGGAGGCGACCTGCCGATCGGGGATGCTTCGGGGCGCAGAGACCCCGCGGTCTAGGCCGATTCGCGACAACGCAAGCCGAGGGCGTCCGGCTCTTGCGGACATCCCCGAAGACGACTGGGTCACCCCGCATCAGCCGACGTGGGCCCTTCTCGACCGGGCCCCGCCCACCAAGGACGGCCCCAAGGCGCCTCGGCGCACCGGCCGCAACGCCCAGCTAGTCCTCCAAAACGATCCCCGATTCGCCGGGACCTTCTGGGGAGACCAGATCCGGGGCCTGCGCTTCTGGATGGATCAAGAGCTGAAGGACGAACACTACACCGAGATCAGCAACAAGATCGACGCCCTCTATCGCCTCCCGCTGTCCACCACCACCGTCCGCGAGCAAGTCCACCTGCTCTGCGCCGACAACGCCCGCGATCCTTTGTCCGAGTGGCTGCACTCGCTGGAGTGGGACGGCGAGGAGCGCCTTGCGTATCTCCTGAGTCGTGGCTTCGGCTCCGATGATTCGGTGCTGTCCCGGGCCTACTCTCTCTTTTGGGGCATCGGGTGCTGCGCTCGGGCCTACGGCCCAGGGTGCAAGCTGGATACCTGCCTGATCCTTGTGGGCCCCCAGGGGATCGGCAAGTCCTCGGGTATGCGGGACCTCGTCGGCGCGGAGTGGTTCAGCGACACCGAGATCAACTTGGACAACAAGGACAGTTACCTCGCCCTGCGGAGGCCCTGGGTTCACGAGCTGGCCGAGCTTTCGAGCCTTCGCCGGGCCAGGGGAGAGAAGATCAAGGCGCTCCTCTCGTCCCAGGTGGACGAGTTCCGGCCGCCCTATGGCCGGGAGATTGTGCGAGCCCCGCGGCGGTGCGTCGTGATCGGCA